AACTGGTGTTCGACTTGTAAAACAGGCAGCTATTAAAACTGCAGATAAAGCTGGAGATGGTACTACCACTTCTACTTTGTTAGCTAGTGAAATGATTCAGGAAAGTTTACCCCACCTTAATAATGGGGCTAATGCTGTTCAAATTAAACGTGATATTGATAATGCCGTAAAACGTGTTATTGATGAATTACGTGAAAACATTTCAGAAGATATTTCTTCAGAAGAACAATTGAAACAAGTAGCTACTATTTCAGCCAATAATGATCCTGAAGTTGGAGAATTAATTGCAACTGCTATTGAAAAAGTAGGGAAAGATGGAGTTGTCCATATTGAAGAAAGTAAATCTGGAGAAACTTATCTTGAAACTGTAGAAGGCATGCAATTTGATAGAGGTTATAAATCTCATTTCTTTGTAACCAACAACAACACTATGACTTGTACCCTACAAGATGCTTATGTGTTAATTGCAGACCACAAATTTACTCAAGTAAAAGAACTTCTCCCTATCCTAGAGAGTGTTTCTAATACTAATAAATCTTTATTGATTATAGCTGAAGATATTGATAATGAAGCTCTAGCTACTCTTATTGTAAACAAAGCCCGTGGCACCCTTAAAGTATGTGCTGTTAAAGCCCCAGATTTTGGTGAACGTCGTAAACTTCTTTTAGAAGATATTGCTATTTTAACAGGAGGTCAGGTGTTTGATCGAAATAAAGGTATGAAGCTAGAAAAGTTTAGTTGGGATTGGTTCGGACAAGCCCGTACTATTACCGTAACCAAAGACCAAACTACTATTGTTGATGGAAGAGGTAATGAAGAAGCTATTAACCAACGTGTTGAAGAACTTCAATCCCAAATTGATAAAGCTACTACTCCTTTTGAAATTGAACAACTTCAAAACCGTTTAGCCAAAATGGTAGGTGGGGTTTCTATTATCCATGTTGGGGGGCATAACGAAGTTGAAATGAATGAAAAGAAAGATCGGGTAGATGATGCTTTAAATGCTACTAAAGCTGCTTTAAGTGAAGGTATTGTTCCTGGTGGTGGTGCTGCTTTGATTTATGCTCGGGAAGTAATTGATCGTTCAACTATTGGAGGTGAAATTGTATGGAAAGCTTGTGGTAAACCATTTACACAAATCCTTGTAAATGCTGGTTTTGATTCTACTGAAGCTCAAATGACTGTTCTTCATCTTGATCCTACTAATAATTGGCTTGGATATGATATTAAAAAAGAACATGTTGTGAATATGAAAGAAGCAGGTATTATCGATCCCACAAAAGTAACTCGTACTGCTCTTGAAAATGCTGCTGCTGTTGCTGGTACTGTGCTTCTCACAGAATGTGTAATTGTTGATGAACCTGAAGATAAAAATAATACTAATTTAGATTCATATGGTTATTAAAGAAAAATTAGTTTTAATTGCTAACAGAATCCCTGAGGGAGACAGATGGCGCTTAGTAGAAGATGAACCTTCTGGCCATATTCACCCTACTTTAACAGATGCTTTAGAAGCATATTTCCATGTTACAGGATTTAAGGGTTCTTATAGATTAGATCCTTTAGATAGTAAATTATATGCTATCTATGTTGAAGAACTTCCTGAAGAAGAACCAAAAGTTTTTTCAATTTATGGTGAAAATTTCAAACAAGGTATTTAACTTTAAAAAAACAAATAAGTTTTAATGAGACAGAAAGATCAAACTCAAACTAAAGGTAAAAAACGCCGTCCAGGAGTACATGCTAAAACTAAAGTTTCTAAAAATAAACTTAGTAAACATTATGTAAAACCTTATCGTGGGCAAGGGAAATAAATTTTTTATGAAAAAACATCATGGTCTTTTAAATGAAAAATATCGCCCTACAATATTAAAAAACTTTGTGGGTAATGAAAATCTTAAATCCCAAATTCAACATTTCTTAGACCAAAATGACATAGTTAATATGTTGTTTTATGGTCCTGCTGGGAGTGGTAAAACTACTTTAGCTAAACTTATAATCCAAAATTTAGAGTGTGATCACATTCTTATTAATGCTTCTGATGAGAGAGGTATTGAAACTATTAGAGATAAAGTTTCCAGTTTTGCTATGTCAGCTACGTTTAAACCTCTTAAAATTGTTATCTTGGATGAAGCAGATTTTCTTACTATCCAAGCACAAGCATCATTAAGAAATGTTATTGAGCGTTTTTCACGAAATACTCGTTTTATATTAACTTGTAATTTTGTTGAACGTATTATTGATCCTTTACAATCTAGATGTCAGGTATTAAAAGTTATTCCTCCTTCTAAAAAAGAAACAGCTAAACATTTAGCTTGGATTTTAAATGAAGAATCTATTGAGTTTGAAATTGAAGATGTTGCAACCTTAGTAAATCAATATTATCCCGATTTACGTAAATGTTTAAATACTATTCAACTATCATCTCAGAATGGGAAATTGAAAATTGATTCAACAATTTTAGTATCATCTGGTTATACAAATCTTATATTAAAAGAATTATCTAAACCTAAACCCATCTGGAAAGATATTCGTCAGATTATAGCTGATTCAGGTCAAAATTCTTTTGAAGAATTATTTAAATTTTTATACGATCATGTTTCTTCTTATTGTCCTGGGAAGGAGGGAATGGTTGTATATCACATTAATGAACATCAATACCAGGCACAATTCTCTATTGATAAAGAAATCAATGCAGCAAGTTTAATCTACAAAATTATTGAATTAAAATCTTAAATTATGGAACAAGAAAAGCAAATGAATTTAAACATTGACCTTAAAAATACTATAGGTCTTACTACTTTTAATGGGAATAAAGTATTTCAACAGGGAGTATTACTTCGTAAAGTATCAAAATTTGTTGTAGGAGCTGAAGAAGATGCAGTTCTACCAATTCCTGTGTTTTTTGACCCTGAAACTAATAAAATTTTAAGATCTACAGTTCCTGTTGAACTCCGAGAAGAACTTGAAGAAGATTTAATTGATGGCTAAAATCAAAAACATATTTGATTGGTTAACTGAAATCACTATTAATAAATCCCCAGTGGATTCATTTAGTGATGAGGATTGGAAACAATGGAATAGTTATATGATTCATCGTTTTATTAGTATGAATCAAAACTATGTGGAAATAGCTAATATACTCCAAAAGTTTCCTCCCCAAAACCACAAACAAATATATTTAGCTTATAAAGATCTTATCCCTAAAAAGAAAGTATGGTTACGTTATATTAAAGGTAAAACATCTAAAATCAATGAGGATTTAATTGAATATATTTCTAAATATTTTGATGTTAATTCTAAAGAAGCTATATCTTATATTAATATTTTAGATAAAGAAAAAATTCAACAAATCCTTATTGATATGGGGGTAGATAAAAAGGAAATAAAAAAATTATATAAATGAAAGATAGTATAGAAGAGTTTGAATCTATTTACCCTACAATAGCTGAAGAGTTTAAAAAAATTCAACAAGAACAATATGAACTCTTTTCAAAGAAAATGTTAGATTATGGGTTAGGAAATATTTCTTTAGGTTCTACACTTGAAGATGAAGAAGATAAAAAATTTTCATTAACTGGAATATGGCTCCGCTGCAATGATAAAATTAATAGAATTAAAAATTTGTTGAAACGGGGAAAAAACTTTGTAGAAGGTGAAAATGTTATTGATAGCTTTATAGATATTTCAAATTATGGTATTATTGCTATGTTGGTTATTAGAAATAAGTGGAAAAAATAAGTGGCTAAAAAGGTTCCAAATATCGTTAAACAAATAAGAAAGTATACTCCTCCTGAGATAAACTTTTCATATCAGAAAGTAATATCTTTCTCACAGCTATCAATGTACACTAGCTGTCCCCTCAAATGGTCTTTACAATATAAAGATGGCCATAAAAGATTTACCTCAACAATTCATACAATATTTGGAACTGCCCTCCATGAAGCTATTCAACATTATCTAACTGTAATGTATGAACAAAGTGGAGTTGCTGCTGATAAAGAAGATATTATAGGTATATTTGAAGAATCATATAGAAAAGAATATAAACTTCAATACGAAAAAAATAAAAAACAACATTTTAGTAATCCCACTGAAATGAGAGAATTTTTTGAAGATGGGGTTGAAATTATTAATTTTATAAAAAAGAATAGAGGTAAATATTTTAGTAAAAGAGGATGGCATTTAGTAGGTTGTGAGTTGCCCATAACTATATATCCTCACCCCCATTATAAACATGTAGTATATCAAGGATATTTAGATGTTGTCATGTATCATGAACCAACAAACAAATTTAAAATTATTGATATAAAAACTTCAACAAATGGTTGGAAAGATTATGCTAAAAAGGATGAAATAAAGCAAGCCCAATTAATATTATATAAAAAGTTTTTTGGTGATCAATTTAACATCCCTTATGATGATATAGAAGTAGAGTTTTTTATTGTAAAGCGTAAAGTGTATACTGAAGGAGACTTTCCTCAAAAACGAATACAAGAATTTAAACCTCCATCGGGTAAAATTAAAATAAATAAAGCTTATAAGTTGTTGAATGAATTTATAGAAGGAGCATTTAATAAAAACGGATATAAAGAAATTGAACATAAAGCAAACCCTTCAAAATGGAATTGTTCTTATTGCCCTTTCTTTGAAGAAAAACATTTATGCTTTGCATCTTCCAACCCTCCATCAATACGTATATCCGACACTACAAGTTATTAACTAAAAAAAAGATTATGTCCGAATCAAACAAAATGGTCCTAACAAGTGTAAAACTACATGAAAACTTGTTTGATGACTTTAAAATTGAATGTGTGAAAAGAAAATTCTCATTCCAAAAACTAGCAGATCGTTCAATGCACTTGTTTTTGACAGATGAAGAGTTTAGAAAAAAAATTATGAACCACACGAATTTAACACCCCCAACCCAAGATTAAAATGAAAAAAGGTTATATTCCAAAACACGAAAGAAAAAAAATACTTTTAATTACTGATGACATTAGAGTTCATTCCGGAGTAGCTCAAATTGGTAGAGAAACTGTTTTAGGCACACTCCACAAATACAATTGGGTTCAAATAGCTGGGGCTGTAAAACACCCCGATAAAGGAAAAATCCTGGATATAAGTAAGGATTTTGGGGGTAAAAAACAAATAGAAGATGCTAGTGTAATTTTGTATCCATCTGATGGGTATGGAGATCCAATGTTATTAAGGGAAATAATTAAAAGAGAAAACCCTGATGCATTGTTTTTGATTACTGATCCTAGATATTTTATTTGGGTGTTTGAGATGGAAAATGAAATCCGCAAACAAATGCCTATTGTGTATTTGAATATTTGGGATGATTACCCGGCCCCAGCATATAATAGAGAGTATTATGAATCGTGTGATGCTTTGTTTGGGATTTCTAAACAAACTGTTAATATTAATAAGTTGGTGTTGGGGAAAAAGGCAGATAAAAAAATCATTAAATATGTGCCTCATGGTTTAGATAATACTGTGTTTAAACCTATTGGTGACGATAATGAGGAGTTTGTTAAGTTTAAAAAACAAGTATTAGGTGATAAGGAATATGATTTTGTATTGCTCTTTAATTCAAGAAATATTCGTAGAAAGCAAATACCTGATACTTTAATGGCTTGGAAAGTTTTTATAGATGGACTTCCAAAAGAAAAACAAGACAAATGTTTGTTGTTGTTAAAAACCGAAGGGGTAAGTGATCATGGAACAGATTTGTTTGCTGTTATAGAGTATCTTTTTCCTGAAAACCCGCCTGTAAGAATTATTCACCAAGGGTTTGATTCACAACACATGAGTTATTTATATAACGTTGCAGATGGTGTGATTTTATTGACTTCAAATGAGGGTTGGGGATTGAGTTTAACTGAGGCTTTGCTAACGGGTAAACCAATTATAGCCAACGTAACTGGTGGTATGCAGGATCAAATGAGGTTTGTAGATGATAAGGGAAAATGGTTTATACCTGATGCTGAAATTCCTTCTAACAATACTGGTAGATTTAAACAACATGGTGAGTGGGCTTTTCCCGTATATCCAACTAACAGATCATTACAAGGTTCACCTTTAACTCCTTACATTTGGGATGATAGGTGTGATTTTGAAGATGCTGCTCAACAAATTAGGGCTTTATATGATTTGAGTCCTGAGGAGAG